AGTCATCTGGATCTAGGACTGATCCGGATATAGCGGTATTGGAGTCTTTTAAGGTAAGGTTTATTTCTGGACGGTCATCACCAGCAACTAAATTAATAGTTTCATAGTACGCCATTTTTAACTCCTAGGGAGGTTGTTCTCAGCATTGGCATTGTTTGCCGATACAGAATAGGGAATACACTATCGAAAGTCAACTAGTAATTATACGAATCCGTTATCTACTAATTTACTGTTGTACTCAATTTCGTTATTGCCCCACATTCCAGAGCTAACTAGCTGCTTATTGCTGGCTTCATACCGAAGATAATAGGTATTGTTCTCGTCTTTAATATCCCCACTAATAGCACTATGCGCTTTATAGGCAGCATAATTAAGTAGGGCTTCTGTGTACACTTCATTGATCTTAAGATCCGCAGAAGCTGACGCAGCCTTCTTAGGAGCAGCTGCATACTTCAACATAATAGGCGTACGCTTCTTACTATCTGTACCCTTAATAAGAGCTTTAAAGGGAGCAGGCATTAAAATAGATACGGCTGTATCTACCTTATTTACTAAGTTAATAGCGCTATCTTTAATAGATACTTCCTCAAAATCAACAGCGTAATACGCATGAATAGGAACTAGGAAATCCGTAGGTAATGCAAACTCTTCCCCATCTAGTGGATTATCTAACTCAAACGTTTTCTGAAGTAGGTGATACCGCTTGTGTAGAGCTAAATTAGCTAAATTAACATAGTTAACGAACTTTCCTTGGTTCAATACTTGGACTGCAGTCGGAGCTACACCTGGATTAGCTGACATATCTCCAACACTAGAGATAGAAAGCTTGCTACATTCCCCTGTAATTAAATAATCAATATATTCAGAAACTTTCACACTATCCCCCTAGCTAAACGAAGTAGGAACTATCTCCTACCTTCCGTGTGTCATCATCGTCCCACATACTTGAACCGCGTGAGCCGTCTTCATAATCATCTTGAGTAGATACTTCACTTGGGCGCCATGCATTCAATTCAGCCAACATAGTGATAGTATCGATCTGATCATCGTGCTTACTTTTAAACCCCTTAAGAGTAGCTAAAGATAGCTCAAAAAGCAACTCTACAAGTTCTTCACTCTCTTTTAACTCCTCTGGAAGCCATATCTTCTTAGCTTTAAACAGTGGTACAGCATTTTGCTGGAATCTGCTCATCTTATCTTTAGTAGGTCGGATGCCGATTGTATTACTATTCTTTCCTTTTGAAAGCGTAAAATAATTGTTACGATGACCCATCTCATTTTGAATCCAACTAATAAACCCACCTTGTTGCCCAGTAGTTTCAATACCTACTTCCTGTGGCCTATACTCCTGAACTAACCTAAATAGCTCATCTATTGTCCTATTCATAAGCGAGCGCTTACAGAACCCATCGATCCACAACCAATCTCCATTGTTGTTATATGCCCATACGTTAATTACACTAAAGTCAGCATGCTCTCGGTCACTAGTAGCAAAATCAGTCGTAATATAAAAATTATACGCGCCTTTATTTTTAAGCACGTTACTTCGCTTATACCAAATTAGATCAGAATCATCGATTAGTCGGTCTTCGACCGACATAATCCGAAGCATTAACTCCTGATTAAACGAATCTAATTTACCAGCACCTTTAGATTTAACATATTGGTTATTCACATAATCATAGTTAAACCTATCTTCCCAAGCTCCTTTAAAATCTTCACGGGCGCATGGGAATGCCTCACAGACCGGGTATACATTAACATGCCAAACACCCGATTCAATCGCCTTATACAAGGGATCCTTAGCATTAAAAGGAGTACCTGACCAAATGACTTTTCTTTTGTTAGGGTGGAGTGCATAATCGATAGCTGAATACACTGTATTCTCCACATTCTCGATAATTGTCGCAGATTTAGCATCCTCATCGCCCAGTAAATCATCGAGTACAGCAAGTTGTGGTCTCGTATTTAGTTCAACTGTCCCACGTACACCTGTCTTGGCGCCATGGCCAGTAACCACGAACTCTTTTCCCTCAGCATTCTTAAAATACCAACGTATATCTGTAAACTTCGAAGTAGTAATATAACTTTTCAGAAACGCGCTGTTCTCACAGCGCCGTTCCATACGTAACCTCATCTTCTTCACTCCATTCTCGATGCTATCCGAGACATACAAAGCGTAATCTACTTCCCCAAATCCAGGAATAGACCCGTATACAGCTATATACAGAAACAGATACTCTGCAAAAATAGTGGTTTTAGCTAATCCACGACTACACATATTTGCTGTATTCTGATTCTTACCAGCTATTTTATCCATCATCTTATAATGGATTACCGGAGTCTTATTTTCCTCACCCTTTTCCCCATTAACTAACTTAATAAACGATACGAACTCAAGTGCAAACGCACTAGGCACGTAATTAGGGTCATCGTTATAATCAATATCATTCAACCACTCATCTACTGTTTTCTTAACTAGGGACATCCCTCACCTCGCGCTCTCGAGTTCCGCAAATACACACTTGCTTACCACAACATGTATATGCATCTGGATGAAGCGAATTTACACAGTCAGCTTTACTATGTGTTGTTCCTACTTCCGGCTTCGATCCACAGATCGTACAAGACTCATCATTCATTATTTTCTCCTATTGGAAGATATAAATATCGAGCTAAGAATTGACTGCAGTCCTCGTATCGTCCAGTAACTACAGATGTATAAGCTTCAGTAGTACTGCACTCTCCTTGCATTCCTGAGTTATCTCCTTCCCACCAGATACAGTTCTCACATACCTCCCTAAATTTATTACTCACTATCCGCATTTCTTACCACCACAGCCGTCCATGAAGCTTCAGTAACTAGCACTTCATCAACATACGCTTTCCCCACGAATTTCCAAGCTGTACCAAGCACCGCTATAGTAGATACTTTTAAGTACAACTGATCCCCAGGTATAACAGGTTTTCTAAATCTAACTCTATCTATCGTAGTAACATAAGCTAAGTACTCTTCAATAGGCGCTTCCCTAATATATCCCGCTAACATCCCACCTGTCTGAAGCATAGCTTCTAAAATCAACACACCGGGCATTATAGGCTTACCGGGGAAGTGTCCTTGGAAATGCGGCTCATTATTAGTCACATTCTTAAGTACTGTAATATTTTCCTTATCTACGTGCATAACCCGATCTACCATTAAGAACGGATACCGTTGAGGTAATCCCTTAAATATATCTGGAACGTTATTCATCAATCACCTCAGTGTACGTAGGCTGTACTTTCTTAATTATAATATCGCTATGTGCGATTTCTTTAGCACTAGATTGCCCACTCATGATCATCTTTAACTGCTGAGCCGCTAGAGCCCTAGTAATTTCTCTTAAATCAGACACCGTAGTGTCATTGTAACTAACATCAATCTCTACTTTAGCCGTAGCCGGCGCTGTCAGATTAGTAATCAAACACTCCGCTGCCTTCTGTCTTACCATCTCGGACTTAGCAGTAGTCATTAACTCTGCCTGCGTATTAATAGCAGTCTGATAGATACCCGCATTCAATATATGCGTAGGGACCATAGTCTGCTCTAGTATCTTAGTAATAAGCCCAGTCTTACTATAATTATCAGCAAAACTAGCTATATACGAAGCAGTAGACCCTTGATCTACTAATTTCTGATATCTATCTGGAAATACCTTACTGTACGCTGTAGAGGCCTTATCACCCATTAACTTGAGAGATACGAACTTAACCGCATTCACGTATGCTGCTAACGAATGCTTCCCTGTGGCCAATACAGAAGCGTATGTGAGGGCATTATCTCTAAACATCCTCCTAAGCTCTGAATCAGGTTCTGAATTAATAACATTAACCACATCGTCTGTTATATGTTTACGAAACCTCTTATCCGGCATCGCGCCCTCTAACATATCTTTAGTCAAGTGATCTGTCGTCTCTAAGTCAGTTTCGGTATCAGCTAAATTAGTTAATTGCATTACGTGCCTCATTCCATTTAATAATTAGTGCATTGTGAGATATACCTTCTGCATAGCATTCATGCGGAGATACCATCCACATTCTTTTATCTATCTGAACTAAAACAGCCTTATCTACCAACTCCGTCCAGTATTTATTCCAAGTACGGTAGTCAGTTATCCAGCCTACTCGTTCAATAAAGTTCTTCTTATTTATCTCGTTATCGGTATTAGATAACACTACCAGTGGAAGTATCAACGCACACGCAGTATGCGATAGTCTATCTTTAGATAACGGATCTGTATTGATGTACTTAACCCCTTTCACATTCTCAACCCTTTGCTAGTCTGCGTATCCCACATATGTTTAACTATATAATACTGCCTATCATCTCCATTGAACATCACATCAGGGTTAAGCATATACTCCTTCTTAGTATACTTACGAACTAAATCACACTTCTTAAGTGATCTAATCCCTAATATAAACTCCCGCAACGTCATCCCAGTAGTCTTCGCTATTTGCTGCGGATTACCTACTATCATATTTATTCTATTAATATGACACATCATCTTAAGTAGAACTAACGCAGCAGCACTATCTAATTTAGCCTCAGCTAAAAATATAGCAGGCTCTGTACCTAGTTGAAATTTATTAAACATTCATTAAACATACTCCAAAACCAACATAATGCAACATTTATCTTTGTTTAATGTTACCTGTCGACAGTAAACTAGGTAGTTAAGTGTTACCTGTCAACATTTAACTTTTTGTAAGTTACTGATTCTAAACACACATGCTCCTATAAGAATAAGAAGAGTCCTCTGGACTTTCAGTCCGGCCTTCGGCCTACCTTACAGCCCATCGTCCTCGCTACCGCAAGTTACTATTATTGTGAACCAACCACTAATTTCTAAGATGGTACGCGTTAATATTATTATTATTATTATTTAGGAAAGCCTATAGCGATTTTCTAATCTAGGTAGAGATGCAGTACTAACTGCTATAAGCAAACCAACCGAAACCTACCCCCCGCCTGTTTCATCATAACGTCCCTTTTCCCCTACACAGTCCTGACGGACTCAAGGGCAATCATGCCCTATCGTTAACGTTACTAAGGAGATATCCTATGTCATTCCCAGTTGTTAAAGCCGTCGCTGGCGCAGTAGAAGAAACCGCTTACCTTGCAACAGACCTCGTTGAAGGTACCAGGTATGCTGGTCACATGTACAAACTTGGCATGCAAGGCGCATACAAATCCCTGCTAGCCGAGTCCTTCGACGAGCAATCAGACATTGACATGTCTAAATGGACTGACGCGCAAAAAGTCCAATACGCTAACGCGTAAACTATCAGTGGTCTCCTTAACCGGAGGCCACTGTAAACATTACACATAAGATAATACACACTAAGAGAGTGCAAGAGAGATCTATCATTTCTCCTATCCAACGCATAATCCTATCCTAGCCATATCCCATGGCTTACTGTATCTCACTGGACATTAGCATCCTTCTGCTAACCCTGTCGAGTTCCGACTCGACACTCGGGGAACGGGAGCCCGTT